GTTATGGAAGAGATAAAGGAATTGATGTTAACTGCACCTTGTGCTACTGATTTTGAATTAGATGATAAGATTTTGGATAACTTTTCAGGAGTACGTGTCAGATATGAACGACCTGTCGAACAGGTACGTATTAATGGAAAGACTAGTTTTGAACCTAGTATTTTGCACGTTTCTGTTTGTGAAGATATGGCTAAGCTGATAACTGAAGTTGAGAATTCTAAGGAAGAATTTACTACAACCCCTGTAGATAAGATAGATGTTAAGGGACCTCCAAATTTTAAAGCTGAAGGAACCCCCGCAAAAACATTAAAACACTTATCACAGAAGACTTTTATGCCGCAAGGACGAATTACTCAGGATGAGGTTGATTTTATGAAGGATTATTTAAGAACCATAATGGTTCCTTTTGATGATTTGTCTGATAATGAAACTGCTTTCGGAGGAGATTATGTCTCCGCTTTGAATAAGGATTCTAGTAATGGATATGGATGTATGAGAAATAAGACTGATTATTTTGATTTTGATGAAAAGATTATACGTAAGGAAATGTATGATCTGATTGCTGATATTGAGAACGATGCTAATAACAATGTGTATAATTACGACAAATTTATGTGTAGAGAGACCTTTAAAGATGAATTGAGAAAATCGAACAAGAGAAATACCCCGCGCACATTTAGAGTTATGCCTTTAGGACATATTTGGTGGACGAAAAAGATTTTTGGTCAATTATTGAAGCATTTTAAGGAAACTCGTATGACCACTGGTATTAGTATAGGCTTTAATCCCTATAAAGATGCTGATGAACTTGCACATTTATTACTTGATTGTCACGTTAATGGTGACGCTGATTTTGGAAAATGGGATGGTACTATAGTAGCAGCAAATATGCGATTTATAGATTCTGTCTTACGTGAATTTTACCGTGGTGAACACGGAAATGTTATAGAATGGTTATCAAATACTATTTCTAATTCTTTTGTATTAGTTAATGATGAAATATGGTCAACCACTCACGGTTTACCGTCTGGTACTTGGTTAACTCTTATGATGAATTGTTTATTGAACAAATGTTTAACTGCTTTAGTAATTTTTAGATATAAACCAAACCCTACTGTTTTTGATGTTAATAATGTTGTTGATTTTGTAACTGGAGATGATA